CTTGTAAGACAATAGACATTATTTACTCCTTTTGTATATTTTAGTGGTTTTCATCTTACAATACCACCCATCGAGCACCAGAAGGCACAGTAACTACAGCACCACTATTAATCGTGATAGCTCCTACAGATACTGCATTTTTGTTTGTAGACAGAGTATAGGATGTAGTAACAGTTGTACCATTCTCTACAAATACCTCATCTCCTCCTGCTCCTGTTGCTCCACCACCTACAGATCCCCAAGCTGTTCCGTTATAACCCTCAAACTTACCGACTGTAGAGTTAAAGCGAAAGAAACCAGAAGAAGGAGATGCATCTCTTTGTCCTGTTGTGCCACTAGGAATAGTAGCTGATCCTGTGGTGGCTGTAAAACCAACTGCTAAAAGGTTTGTTCTTGCATTTGCTGCTGTAGATGCTCCTGTACCGCCATCGGCTACTGCTAGATCGGTAATGCCGGTAATCGTTCCACCTGTAATCTTAGGTGCAGTCATGGTATATGTGCCATCACGAATACCATCTCCACAGTCTCGGATCTGCGCCATCATATCGCGCATAGTATCGTTTACTGCTGATGGGAGCATCCCCTCTGGCGCACCATCTGGAGGTGCTGCTGTGTTATTAGCAGGGGTTAGTGAGTATTTTGTATATGCCATGATTTTCCTTTATTGACCTAATAAACCTTCTATTTGACCAGACTGATACAGAACATTATAAAGTCTTGGGTCTACAGCAGGTGGAACTAATTGTCCAAATTCTTTTGCGCCTCTAGATGTTAATCCAAGACCATATGCAGTTTCTCCCATAAGCCTTGGAGATGTAGTTGCTGCTGTTATTGCTGCTGCTGGCAATCCTCCAACCCCATAAGCAAGATAGCCAGTAGGTAAAGATGCAGCGCCTTGTAGACCTCTTGGAACTATGCTTGATAATGCTTGACCAGCAATACCAGGCATAAATTGTTGTCCACCAATAGTTTCTAATTCTTTTCCTAGCTTTACTCTTTGTCCATAATTTGTTTGAACATTGTCTCGCATAAGGCTTTGTAATTTACGGACTGCAGTATCAACAGATGCTTTTTTGCCAAGGCTAAGAGCTTTTTCAACTTCTCTAATTTGATCTGATGCATCTGTATATGCTTTCATTGTATTTGCATAAGCAGGAGCTTGTTTTTGAATTGTAGATTTAACTGAGTTATAAATTTCACCAACAGATGATCTTGCTACTTTTTGCTCAAATGGTATTCCTTCTAAAACATCGCCAACTTGTTTTTTAAGAGCATCCAATCCTTCTGGTGTGTGGTAACTAGCTGGATCTAAACTTTTCCAATTGTCTACCAAACTCTTTGCTTCATTTATTTTTTCAGCAGCAGATCTATTAACAATTTGTTTGTTAAATGTTACTTTTTTCTGTGCATTTGACAATGATTTATCAATATCATTAAACTCTAAAATTGACTTATCATTTTTAACATTAACCATTCCAGACCGATATTCATCTTGTTTTAATCTGTTTAATTCGTCTAGATTAGATCTGGCAATATTTAGTATTTCTGTAGGATCAGCACGACCAGTAATGTTTGCTCTAAACTGCTCTGCTGCTTTTCCACCTTTTTGACCAGCTTCAAATGCTTGTGCAATTGCTTCTTTACCAGCACCTGTAGAAACACCTAGATAAGGAGTTAATATATTTTTTCCTACTGTGCTTGTTACAGCACCTGCTCCACGAACTGTGGCTGCCAAAGGATCAATAGTAGTTGCAACCCTAGATAAAGGTTGTGCAATAGCCCTAGGAGCTACTGCTGCTCCTCCAGTTAATACTGTTGATAGGTCAGCCAATACACCAGCAGGATCTTCTGCTACAGCTTTTTTTAGACCTTCTCCTGTTCCATATCGATCAGCATAAAATTCACCAACCTTACGAGCCATTTCTCTAGACTGTTTATCTTCGCCAACAAACTGTACAAACTTTTCAGGCAAAACATTTTGCAAAGCACCAGCACCTACATCTAAAATAGATTTGCCTGTTTCTACAGGATTGGTTACAGCTTGATAAATATTGCCGATTAAATTTGCAAAAGACGATGGAAAGTTTGTAACTGCACCTACTGCAACTTCTTTAGCAGTAAGAGGCATTTGCTTTTCTTCTACAGGAGCAGACATTTGGTTTTCTGCTCGAATCTTTGCAACTCGATCTTTCAACTCCTGAGATTGTGGATCAACATCATCTGGAATGTTGTTGATGGTAATCCCATCTTTAGTTTGAATTGTATATGCCATATTAGTAATTTACTGTAATAGAGGTTGCAGGAACACTTAATTTTCTTTTTGGCAATCCTCCTTCTTTAAATAAAGGATCTAACTGACCTTCATCAACGGCTCTATTGTATTCAGTTATAGATTTTTCTTCATATTTCTTTCTTAACTTAGTCAATCGAACAAGAGTTTCTTTGTTCATGTTAATTGTTCCAGTCATAACCTGTCGCAAGAATTCTCGTTCAGCAGGTGTATCTAGACCTTTAGCACCAATACCTAATGCACCAATTTGAGGAAATACATCAGCACCAAGTAAAGAATTAAGCAGTTCAGTATCAGAAACTTGATTAATTTTCTTTTTGCCATCAGTAAACAATAATTGTGCTCTGTTTACATTGTTAATTAAATCAGCACCAATTCCTGTTGTTGGATCGCCTTTTTCAATAAGATTTAATGTTTCATTTATTTTTGCAATATTTCTTACTGCTGCTTGTCCAGAAGTATAAATTTTGGTATTTTCTTCTACACCAAATTTAGCATATCCTTTTTGTCTTTCGCTTTCGCCAGGCAAGACATTAACTACAGATTGTGGACCAGTTCCAATATCTTGTATTTTTCCTGTTGTGCTAATTTGATAAGGTCTATCGGTTGGTAAACCAGATTGTTTTTTCTCATCAACAGTCATTGGTCTAAATTTCTCTTTGCCTTCTTTTGGCTCTGCTAATTTTGCTGCTTGAATTAAACCTTCTGTACCACTCATAGATAAGGCTTGCATTAGCTTATTCATATCTAATGTTGTTTTAGTTGGAAGATTTGCTCTTAGCGTGTCTGCTGTTTCTGTTATTGCTCTTTCTTGACCACGAACACCAGGCATATCTCCACCAAACATAGGATCAGCCAACATAGCCAATTGAGATCTTTCTCCTGTTGCCATAGGAATAGGAACTGGAGTTTGTGTAAATGCGCCTCTAGCCATTTCCTGTGCTTGACGCTTACGCTTGAATTCCTCTAACTGCATATTAGTTACAATTTGCTTTAGACTGCGATCAAATGATTGGTTATAGCCTTCTAGCCCTGCGCCTAATGCACCACCTAAAGCCTGTCCTGTGCTAATAGGTTGTCTTGTTTGTCCAGACGATCCTAGTAAAGCAATAGCAGCGTTTAGCAAGGCTGATTGGTTAGCACCAGACTGCATCCTTTGTGTCTCGGCAGGACTAATAAACTGAGAATAGTCTGGTTGCTGTCCGAATAAAGCTGATAGATCAATTGCCATAATTTATCCTAATAAAGAATTTGGATTTCTTACTGCCATTCTTGGTGTAAGCAAGTTTAATAATCCTGAATAATCTACACCACCATATTGGTTCGCTTGACGATTACCAATCATCATTTTTTGTTGTGGCATTGGTTGTTGTTGACCACCTAACAAACTACTTGAAGATCTAAGGGCTTGTAAGGCTTGTTTAGGAGTAATGCTAAATCCAGTTGAGCCTGGTAGGATGTCAGAGCCAGAGGATGTAACTATATTGCCATTAGCATCTAGGATAATATCGCCTAGTTCGCCTGGTATGATGGTTGCTTGTGGTGTAGCGCCACCACCATAAAATCCACCCTCTTGTATATCAGCATCGCCAAGCGAGACTCCCATATTGAAATCTTCGCCTGCGTTAAACTCGCCCATGTTGAAATCTTCGCCTGTACCATACCCACCGCCACCAAATTGACTACCTAATTCAGCACCAACTTGTTGTCCAACATAAGACTTACCGGCAGATAAAAGACCTTCTCCTATAGTTCCACCTTCTTCTATTGTGTCTACACCTTCAATAATAGGTAATGCCCATGCGTTTCCACTAGCAACGGCAGCAACTTTAGCAGCAGCCTTAACAGGATCATCTACTATTTCTTGTAATTGATCTCCTATAAAATCTCCGGCAGAGCTAACAGTATTTTCTACAAAATCTCCTACGAATCCACCGCACATAATTAATCCTTTAAGTGTTTGACTGTATTAAAGCCAACAGTTTTATAACCTAGTCTTTCATAAAACTGTCTGGTTTTATCCATGTCTACTGCTGTTGTTTGTCCTAAATGCAGATCATCTGCACCCATATCTTTAGCCCATGTTTCTAGTGATTTTACTAGTTTAAGTGCCACTCTACTACCTCGATACTCAGGTAATACAAAGAATCCTAGATCGCTGACTCTTTTTCGATTACTAAAAAAATACTCATGGGCTAGACCTGATATAAACCCAACAATTCTGTTGTGTTCTATTGCGATAAATCCAACTGCATTAGGATTTTTAAATAAATGTAGAATCTTGTGCTTTTCTGGTATTGCGTAAGCAAACTCTGCCTCGGCTACCATTTTGGTAACTAATTCAAAAAACTCCTCTAAACGAGGTAGGGTTAGTTTTTCTATTATCAGAAGTAACCACCACCTAGTAACCCACCACCTAAAGCTCCTAATGCACCACCAGCTATACCTCCATAACCACCCAAGAAACTAGATGGCAACATACTGCCTAGTGCGTAACCACCTAAACCGCCTGCAATACCACCACCAAGCGCGCCTGCCGTTCTGTTTTGATAGGTTGGTTGTGCAGCAGGAGTTCCAAACTGACCAAGTGGTGAGCCGTAGACAGACGATAAATAGCCTGACAACTGCTCGTAAGGTAAACGCTGTTGGTAAGCAAATCGACTCATCTGCTCTTGTAGGGGTTGTGCTGAAATTGCCTCTCTCTGTGCTCCAACTTGTCCTAGTGTCTGAGAAGGCAAGAACTGCTGACCATAAATTTGGGGTGCTGCTTGGGCTAATGCAGCTTGTTGCAACTGAGCCGCTTGTTGTAGCCCTCTTTCTTGTTGGTACTGTGATCCTGCGATATTGGATGTAATATCCCCTAAAGACCTTCCATACGACTCTGTAGCCGTTCCCAATGCTCTTTCCATAGCACCACTACCTAAACGACCAGACTTGCTGTAAAGGCTCGATATGCCAGGCAATACTGCTTGGCTAAATTGTTGGGTTAGTGGGCGAGTCGCAGCCTCCATCATTGCTTGTTGGTATGGGTTTGCATTTAAGAAACCACCGGCAGCAGTCTGTCCTACTTGACCTAAAGACGATTGATAAGCCTGTTGAGCCTGTTGTAGAACAGGAGATTGTTGGCGAGCAATATCTTCTTGAGCTTGTATTGATTGTAATGTTTGTTCCGATGGGCTTACATAAGTTTGACCAGGAAACATTTGTGGTTGTTGGCGCAAAAATATTTCTTGTGCTTGGCGTAAACCCTCTGTTAGGAATGGGCGAATAGTAGCGTCTATCTGTGATGCTCCTGCTGCTGGTGCTCCAGGTGTGATAGGTTCGCTAGGTAAAAAGCTAGGTGGAGATGCTGTATATCCAGCAGCCGGTGTTCCATAATTTTGGTTATAAAACTGATTAAACGCATTTGCATCAGCAGCCATACCAAATTGCTGACCAAATTGATCGTTACCTGTAACTGGCAAACCAATTCTACCAAGCGGATTGTTTGCGTTTTGTGCATCTAACTGTCTTTGGAAAGCATCTCTAGCTTCTTGGTAGTTAGGAGGCAATGGTCTGTTTGGATCAAACGATTGTGTTAAAAATGGGTTCAACATTGTTGAGTCTCCAATTGCCATAATTATTCCTTTATCCTACGATGATGTATTTATAAGTCATGCCTGATACTGTATTAGCTGGATGGCTAATAGTGGCACTTCCGTTGGTTACTGCCGATATATAAGGTCTTGTAAAAAGATTACTGGTATAGCCATTCGATGAGAGATAACTCATTGTGGCTATGATGCTAGGTGTTGCTGGTCTAGTAGGTGAAGTATCTGTACCAAAATGCTCAATCGTTACACCAATATCAGATGGTCTCCAAGCTAACTCTACATAATCGTTTTTCTCTAAACCAATAAAGAAGTTTAATGAGCCAATCATATGACTTGGAATGCCTGCACTTTTTCTTTGTGAGATACCAAATTTACTGTTTGATGCTGCTACATTAGTACCATTTTTTCTAAACCATACATCTACAAACTCAGGATCATTAACTGTGCTTTTAAACTGCACACTAAACTGAATGTTGTAGAGTCCAGAGTAACCTGCTGTTAGTTTCGTACTAGTTACTAGACTTGCACCTAAAGCATAGTCTGTAGTGCTAAACGACATAATATTGGCTGCTGTCGTTGTTGTCGCTGCTTGGTCTGTATCGTCTTGTACCGCTAAATAAGGGTAATACGCTGTGGCTGATGTATCGTCTGTTTCCATCAACAAGATGACAGAATCTACACCAATACGAGCATCTGTAATCGTTGTAGTGCTTGCACCGCCTGTTGCTAGAGTTACCGACCCTGTATTGTTAGTCTTGCCATTCATAATGCCATTGACTACTTCGGCAACACCCCTTTGGTCTGCACCAAATGGAGGTAATAATCGAAACATTATCTAGTTCCTAATGGATTCATTTCTACATCAATCCCTACTGTGTTTGTCCAATTTCCTGTAGGAGTTAATTGTAGACGATGATACCTTCCGACACCACGCAAAGATACTCTATTTTCTGCATCTGCTGCAGTCTGAGAGCCAAATGCTACAGACTCCGTAAGAAGTCTACGAGATACTAAAGCGACTGATCCAGAGCCATTATCTACAATTGGCTTTGCTATCGTAATTGCAGAAGTTGTACCAGGCATTTCTATATCACCTGTCTCAATAATAGCTGTAGCATTTGAGCCTGAGAATGTAATAATCTTGGCATCTCGAACACCAGCAAACTGCATTTTGCCACCAAGCCAAATACGGCTATCAAACGATGTGGTGATTGTGTCTAAATTACCAAAAATGTCTAATCCCTCTAATGTAAAGGATGGTGTAGAACTTGTTGCTACACGATCAACATTAGTAGTGCCACTTGTCCATTTACCTGTTTGATAATTGTAGATAATTAATTTATCGGGTGTAGCAGAATCGTTTGATGCGTATGCCCAAACTACTAACTTTCTTTCAGGATCTATGGCAGCAGACATTTTGTCTAAAATGCCTTGATCTACATCTGCAAAAAAGAATCGGTTTACTTTCTCGTTCCCAATTGGCAATACTTGTTGTCCATCACACGCATAGAAACCATCATCTGCTAAGAAGAAACTTGTTCCTCCATACTGCACAATACTGTTTGCCTCAAAACATCCTAGGTTACGACTGATATTGTCGAACTGAAATATCAAAGGACTGCCAATGTAGCTCATGCGATGTATTGATCTGTCCATAAAAACTAGACCAAACTCACCACCAGTAACACCGACTACAGATCCACCATCGGGAATATCTTGGAAGTCTGCTTGGGTTGTTGCTGATGCTGTCCAACTAGACTCATCTCCTAATGCTGACCATTGCACCCTGTTTGGATATACAGTAGAGCTATTTACATAGCCTGACACTACAAAATCGCGCACAATTGTTATGTACCGAGATTCTGGAGCATCTGATGCTAAATCTTGAAATGTAGAAGAACTATTAAGGTTAAATCCTTGCAGTCTGTTACCACCATTAGCTGCGACAATTACATTACCAAATTGAGTAAATCTCCATCTTTGGTTTAAAGGTGTTACATAAGCAAAGGTTACTGTACCTGTATCAGCAGTAGTACCAATATTTCCACCAGTTTGAGCATAGGTGAAAGTTGTAGTTGTTGGAACTGTAGTAATAGTAAAAGTTCCATTAACCGCAGTATTTGTAACAGCCGTTACTGTTACTGAATCACCGATAGAATAACCATGTGTTGCAGATGTTGTAATTGTTACTACTTGGCTTGTCTTTGCTACATTGCTAATTGTTTTACTAGCTTTGACTACAGAATCCAAAGATAGGTCTGAAGTGTCTAGCTTAAATAATTTTGTATCGCCACCAGCAAACACAATGGTTGTGCCAGAGGTATTTTTAGCTGCAACAACATTGGTTAAGTTTTCCGATGCAGAGGCAGAGTAATCTACAGCAGACTGTAAACCACCATAGCCTACAGCTTTAGAAAAGACATTCTCTGCCCTTTGTAAGCCGTTAGTAATACCTGGCTGATCTGGAGTCCACTCTCCGAAAGTTATTCTACTTATTGCCATTGTGAGTTTCCGCTAGATATATTTGACCAAGTTGTTACTGTTGGTGTTGTTCCTGTCCAAGTCTCTGAGCCTGCCGTCTCAACTGTCCATGTTGTAGTGCTGGCTGATATACCTGTCCAAGACTCTGTTCCTGCTGTTTCGTCTGTCCAGTTATCGCCTAGGACTCTGCCAAAGCAATTAACTAGGGTTATTCCGTTGACTGTTGCTACTGCACTATAAACGGCTACTGGGTTTGCTGTTACTGTTGCCTGACAAACTACAGATCCTATTCCTTCAAACTCTACACCGCCAATAGCACTAACTGTAGCTGTTGCTAAGATACTGCCTGTGCCTAGTCTTTCTCTAATTCCTTCTGCGACTGCTGTGCCTGTGGCTGAAATAGAGCCAGAGCCTGTTCTAGTCCTAACAGCGATTGCCGATACTGTACCAGTTGCGCTGATAGCACCTGATCCACTAAATATTCCAGATCCATTAGCGAGGATCGTTGCCACACAGCTAACAGATCCAGAGCTTGTTCTAATTCTGATTGATTCTGCACTTACTGTTCCTTGTGCTACGACTGAGCCTGATCCACTACGGATTGCAAAACCACTTGCAGTTACTGTACCATCGGCTGTTATAGAGCCTGATGATGTTCTTGTTCTTATTGCGCTA